TAAAAAGTCAAGCATTAAATGCAAATAATTTAATGCAATACTTCTTTTTGCTATTTTGCACTATTTCTTATTTGTTTTTTATTAAAAATGGACACACTTCCCCTTTCCCCATAAATTTATAATTTTATGCGGTTAGACTTGCAATCTCTATATCAAACATGTATGATGCCGTTCTTCCCTCAAATAGCTTTCTTGGATAGTTATTTATCCAGTCCTCAACTTTCTGAATTTCACTTTCAGTCATACTATCAAAGTTCGTACCTTTCGGTATCTTTCTTCGCACTAATCTATTTTGATTTTCATTACTTCCTCTCTCAAACGAGCAGTAAGGGTGACAATAAAAAATCATTGTTCTGTTTTTTTCAGGGTTGATACATGATCTCTGCATTCTTTCCCAATCAGCAAATTCCGTTCCATTATCTACAGTTATAGTCTTAAATATCTTATTGAACTTATCTCCCCATTTTGATTCTATTTTATCCAGTTTCTCACATACCTGCTCCGTGGTATGTTCTTTTAGCAAACAAATAATTTCTGCCCTTGTCTTTCTCTCAGTCAGAACTAAAAGGCTATGTTTACTTTCACCTCTCTTACCTATAACGGTATCCATCTCCCAGTGCCCAAATTCTTCTCTTGTCTTTATATCTTCAGGTCTCTTTTCAATGCTTACTCCTGCATTCGCTCTTGCTTGAGTCTTTACTTTTTTAACTCTATTCCTTCGAACACCTTTTACCGGGAGTTCTTTATTTGTAATTCTTAAAAATATACCTTTATCTATGTAACTGTATAATGTCTGTTTACTAATCGTAGTTTTAAAGTGCAATCCCTTTGCTCCAATCTCTAGTAGTGTAGCCTCCGGAGAATAACCATCATCTGCGATCTTCGTCTCTATGTACTTTGCAAGCTCATGATCGTTTCCTATCTTCAGATCCGGTCCTTTATCTCGCAGGCTTGCCCTATATTTTTCTTCTGCAATGTCAGGAGAATATCTTTCTTCTTCTGTAAGATCTGTATTTGTATGTATATATCTCCCTCTGCCAAGCTCTCTATAGACAGTACTTATATGCACTCCTATTTGTCCTGCTATCTCTCTTCTACTAATACCAATTTTTTCCAATGCTTCAATTTTCAACCTATCCGACCTTGTTAATTGTCTGAACCTTCGCATTACATCTCCTCCAATCAGTTATATTATTATTGCCTCTAGTTATAAAAAATCAATACTTTCTTTATGAAATAACCAACAAAGATTCTCTTCAAGCTATGCCAAAAGATTGGTAAATTTTTAGCTTATATATAACTTGAAGTTATATTAAGTTCAAGGTAATATACAGACACCTTAAAGGTAAACTAAAAAAAACGGAGGTTTAAAAATGAAAGATTTTACAGCTACATACTTTAGAAGGAACAATCAATTAACTAGTGGAGGATATGAAACCACAAGAACTATACAGGCCGGCACTTTAAGGTCCGCTAAAAAGAAAGCACAAGCTATCGCAGATAAATGCTTGTATGGGTCAATGACTCTTATAGATGTAAATCCAAAAAATTAAAAGTATTACAAGTCAAAGTCCTTTCTGGTGGGTGGTTAAACCAGATTTTATATTTCATCTGATATATAGAACTTATTTTGACTCTAAGCCACCATTGTTCGGTCCCAAGTCCGGAATGAAAAAGTGTGAGGGGAGCAAGAATTATGCCGTGTCTGAGTGTTGGTTGACAGGTTTGACTGGTTTTTAATGTGAAAGCCTTAAAAATAGGAGGAGTTATTGGCACTGCCGATTACCTATTGTAACTTGTTGATTTTGTTTCCTGCTTTGCAGAGGAAGGTTAGGTGATGTGTAGTTAGAAACGATGCTTCTACCAATGAGCAGTATCACTGGTCACTCTATCCATTCGAGTGAAATCGAAGGGCGACATGGCTAATTCATTTTTATGAAAGGGTATATTTAAATTATGTTTCAAAAAGACAAATTATTAGGAATAATGCATGCTCATGGTGATAAGTGCAAGGATTTGGCAGAGGCTATCGGCATGTCAGTTCCAAACTTTTCAACCATCTGGAATGGCAGAAGTGAGTTCTCTATAAAATATATTCGTAAAATTGCAACTCGTTATAATTTATCAGCAAATGAAGTGTATGAAATCTTCCTATTTCCAGGAAAATAAAAAGTTATATAATATTTTAATAGCAGTTGACGACCCGTCTATTTTATGCTATACTAATATCAGTTAAGGGAAATACCTCTTAACTGTATCAACCAAGAGTAGGTGGAGAAAGGAGGTCATATGGAGAGCATGACAGATAAGCAAATGGAAGTGATTCTTAATCTCGTAGCTGACAAGTTTGCCGCTTGTAAGACTATGGATGAAGTCAAAAAGGCTATCAATGATGTTCGAGAAATGGCTAAAAAAGAAAAAACTAGCGAATAGCTAGTAATGAGGCAACAGGGGACGGTGGACTTACTCACGCCGTTCCACCTGTTAAGAATAACATATCATAGAAATGGAAATCTTACAACATGAAAAATTGTAATCAGCGAACACTAAATGTCATGTTTCAAAAAGCAGGTTCAGGCTCTATATCAACAAGGTTATCCTTACCAAAGGATTGGATTAATGCCATGGGTATAACTCCTGATAGCAGGCAAGTTACAGCCACTTTTGACGAAGAAAAAAGAACAATCCACATACAGTTTGAAAAGCAGGAATAACAAAAAGCCTTGCACTGGAAGATTGCTATCACTCCCAGGCAAGGCCTTTTTAATTTATTTCACTACATCTCCATCGGAGCTTTTCTTTAAAATATCTATTGCCTTTGCAATCGCTACCGGAATCGGAATGCCCATTAATCCAGCATTCTCTATGATTGAAATGCTTTCATTTACTATGAATGCTATTATTACAGCATCCTTTATGTACGTAGTCTGCATCACTACATCAAGCCTTACTGCTACTAAAACTATAAGAAGAGCGACTCCCTTTCTGCATAAGCCCTTGAACCCTGCTCTGGATTCAAGAGCTCCATTCTCAGACTTTTTACTCTTCTTAAAGATTCCAGCGACTATTAATCCTGTGACATAGTCTACTGACATGAAAATTATAAGAGTGATAAGGGCATCACTCCATCCGCCAAAGACCATTGCTATAAATCCTCCTACTACTCCAACTGCTGAATACAAAACACTTGCTCTCATAAGTTCCTCCTTTACTTTACTAATTGATACTTTGACAAGTCAGGATCCGTGGTGTCAAATTCTTTTTTATATTCACCATCTGAATCCACCCAATAATACATATTTTTATCCTTGCTCTTAATGTATGAGTTTCTTGCCATAAGGCCTGACTCCTGCAGGTAGTAGCTCTTACCATCAATTGCTATCCATTGACCACTTAGCATTGCTCCGTCTACATTCAGGTAGTACCACTCAGAACCCTGCTTAAACCATCCGACTATCATATAGCCTTTCATATCAAATACATACCAGCGACCATTTATCAGCGACCAACGGCCTGCAATACAACTGTTCGGACTATCTGCGTACCACCATTGTCCGTTATGATTTTTATTCCATCCAAGCTTAAATGAAGGCTTTTTTTGTGTTTCAGTACCTGCCTTCGTTCCATTTTCAAGTACAATGGCAGTATGGTGGAATTCGTACAAAAGAATGTCCCCTCTTCGCAAATACTCATCTGTCATAAGATATTTAGGAGCATCAAGCAATTCAAACTCCCCTGTCCTCAACAATGCAGCAGATTCATTGCCAGTATAGATGCTTCCTGATACTCTAACTCCTGCTGCATTAACACAAACTGCAACCAGCGCACTGCAGTCGGTCTCGCAAGGCCTATTTACAGCTTTTATAATCCAGCCATTCTCCTTACACAGATCATATAATGTAGTTCGCTCATACTGATCATATCCAATATTGTCGTTTCTGCAGGCATCCTCCATTGCTGCTGCTATCCTTCCTGCAATCGCAGGATTTTTCGGTCTGAGAACTTTATTCCACGGGCGATTATACCACCCTCTAATCGCTACTTCCTTTTTGTCCTGATCTCCTGCCATGCCTCCACTATACTTTCCACGCTCATCACGGCTTGCTTGCCCAATTTTAATCATGGTTTAATCCTTTCTTAAAATCTAAAATTAAAGAAGCACCCTGTTGCCAAGGTACTTCTAATTACTTTTAATCGGCATTTGAAGGTGTAGCAGGATGCTCCTGAGTGCTACCCTCAATATCTTCCCAAACTCCTAAATCAATAGCGACCTGCTTAACATAAGGCTTTAATCGCTTAGGTACATCTGAATAAGTGCACTTTCCATCCAAAATCAACTGTACATAAAATAATGCTAAATTTTTAAACTTCATATCTTTT